ATGCTGGAACAAATGGGCATTGCCGCGAAGCAAGCCTCGTATAAATTAGCGCAACTCTCCAGCCGCGAAAAAAATCGCGTGCTGGAAAAAATCGCCGATGAACTGGAAGCACAAAGCGAAATCATCCTCAACGCTAACGCCCAGGATGTTGCTGACGCGCGAGCCAATGGCCTTAGCGAAGCGATGCTTGACCGTCTGGCACTGACGCCCGCACGGCTGAAAGGCATTGCCGACGATGTACGTCAGGTGTGCAACCTCGCCGATCCGGTGGGGCAGGTAATCGATGGCGGCGTACTGGACAGCGGCCTGCGTCTTGAGCGTCGTCGCGTACCGCTGGGGGTTATTGGCGTGATTTATGAAGCGCGCCCGAACGTGACGGTTGATGTCGCTTCGCTGTGCCTGAAAACCGGTAATGCGGTGATCCTGCGCGGTGGCAAAGAAACGTGTCGCACTAACGCTGCAACGGTGGCGGTGATTCAGGACGCCCTGAAATCCTGCGGCTTACCGGCGGGTGCCGTGCAGGCGATTGATAATCCTGACCGTGCGCTGGTCAGTGAAATGCTGCGTATGGATAAATACATCGACATGCTGATCCCGCGTGGTGGCGCTGGTTTGCATAAACTGTGCCGTGAACAGTCGACAATCCCGGTGATCACAGGTGGTATAGGCGTATGCCATATTTACGTTGATGAAAGTGTAGAGATCGCTGAAGCATTAAAAGTGATCGTCAACGCGAAAACTCAGCGTCCGAGCACATGTAATACGGTTGAAACGTTGCTGGTGAATAAAAACATCGCCGATAGCTTCCTGCCCGCATTAAGCAAACAAATGGCGGAAAGCGGCGTGACATTACACGCAGATGCAGCTGCACTGGCGCAGTTGCAGGCAGGCCCTGCGAAGGTGGTTGCTGTTAAAGCCGAAGAGTATGACGATGAGTTTCTGTCATTAGATTTGAACGTCAAAATCGTCAGCGATCTTGACGATGCCATCGCCCATATTCGTGAACACGGCACACAACACTCCGATGCGATCCTGACCCGCGATATGCGCAACGCCCAGCGTTTTGTTAACGAAGTGGATTCGTCCGCTGTTTACGTTAACGCCTCTACGCGTTTTACCGACGGCGGCCAGTTTGGTCTGGGTGCGGAAGTGGCGGTAAGCACACAAAAACTCCACGCGCGTGGCCCAATGGGGCTGGAAGCACTGACCACTTACAAGTGGATCGGCATTGGTGATTACACCATTCGTGCGTAAATAAAACCGGGTGATGCAAAAGTAGCCATTTGATTCACAAGGCCATTGACGCATCGCCCGGTTAGTTTTAACCTTGTCCACCGTGATTCACGTTTGTGAACATGTCCTTTCAGGGCCGATATAGCTCAGTTGGTAGAGCAGCGCATTCGTAATGCGAAGGTCGTAGGTTCGACTCCTATTATCGGCACCATTAAAATCAATAAGTTACACATCATTAGTACCTTCCTTATTTTTTGACTGGGACAAATTTGGGACCGATGGGTTCAGGATCGAGTCTATTTGCCGTGCGTGTTCGGTAAGGTGATTAGGTGCAAGGTGAGCATATCGACGAACCATTTCGATAGACTCCCAGCCTCCCATTTCCTGTAAAACTGACAACGGGACTCCGGCTTGAACCAGCCAACTTGCCCAGGTGTGTCTCAAGTCGTGAAATCTGAAATCATCAATACCAGCCCGTCTCAGCGCCGCTTTCCAGGCTGTGTTTGCGTCATACCGCATCTTCCTTACTGTTGGCGCTTTCGTTCCGTCTGGTTTGGTACAGCTTTCCTTGTACACAAATACCCAACGGTGATGATTCCCGATTTGTTTTTTCAATACGCGACATGCAGTATCATTCAGCGCAACGCCAATTGCGCGGTTTGATTTACTCTCTTCCGGGTTTATCCATGCCACCCGGCGCTGCATATCTATTTGTTGCCATTCAAGGTTGATGATGTTCGAGCGTCTTAAGCCTGTTGCCAGTGCAAATTCAACAACAGACTTTAATGGCTCCGGACATTCATCAATCAGCCTTTGTGCTTCATGGGGCTCCAGCCAGCGGATCCGTTTATTCTTTGGTTGAGGCACTTTAATAATTGGTGCCTTATCCAGCATTTTCCATTCACGCTCTGCGGCTCTTAGTAGGGCCTTTATAAATGAAAGATGCGTAGCCTTCGTTGCAACGGACGCTGGTTTTGGCGTGTATTCTGGAACAGGTTTCCCTTTTTTTCTGCATGCTTCTGCCCTGAGTTTCCAGTTTTCCTCATGACGCCGGTTCGTCATTTTCTGCATTGCTGAATAAATTTTTGATTCAGTAATGTCTCTTAGTTGCATTCCTGCGAAATGTTGAAGCCAGAATCCGATCCGGCTTTTGTCATCGTCCAGTGATTTTTTATGTGCTTTCTCTTCAAGCCACCTGACACACGCTTCCTCGAACGTTATATCAGGTATTTCACCAAGTTTGCTGACCCGCCATGCTTCAGCCTTTAGCTTGTCATGGAGTTCTGTCGCCTGCCTTTTGTCCTTTGTTCCAAGAGACTGTTTAAATCTTTTACCGTTCGGCAATGTGAAACTGGCGTACCATATTTCACCTCTGCGGAAGAGTGACATTTTCTTTCCTCTGTTATGCCATCACCCGCGCTCACCTGGACAGTATGCAGCGGAGACTGAAGAGCCGCAATGCAGGCTTGTCGTGTTGTGAGGTAAGGAGATTTATTCTTAGTGGGATCTTTGCGTGTTGCCTGAAGACGCCCTGTGCGTATCCAGTTAATGGCAGTCGGTCTGGATATCTTGAGAAAATGACAGGCCTCATCGAGTGTGAGGCTGTATGGCTCCATTATTTCACCTCTTGCTGTGACATTGTTGAAAAATGGATACCAGCTCGTTGCTGCCAGACGATCCAACCGAGAGTCATATCCCATGCCATGTATTCGTTATTGCCGTTTTTTGCTCTCCGACGATCTACTAAGTCACCGAAACGCTTTTCCATGAATAATTCATAAGCTTCGCGTTCATCTGGTTCTACTTCCAGAGATAGGAGTGCGATTTCATAAGCACGGCGCTCAATATCGTCTCGCACGTCAAGGCTGCTGATACGCTCTTTAATTTCTTTAATCAGTTCTTTGTCGGTAAAAGTGGTCATTATGCTCCAGCCTCCGGTGCTTTTGGCATTACTGCCCAGTGAGTGATATTGACGTTTTCAAGGTCCCCGACCTGAAATGTCCACTGCCATTCTCCGGTTTCTTTTTGTCCCCAGGTGTACCAGAGAGAACGCCAACCAATTAGCCAGCCTTCTCCGTTAGCATCGAATAACAAAACACTTTCATTTGCTGGTGGCAGTTCAGTTGACACTGGTATTACTTTGTTTTCCTGTGCTGCACATTTAGCTTCAAGCGCATCGAATTTACGCACCAGGTATTCAGCATCTGTTTCATTTACTTTCAGATCTCGCGGTACACATCTCCCACGAAGAAACCCTTCCATTTCGAAAACATTCATGCGCATTTGCGTAACTCCGATAACTCGTTAAAGCGTTCCATAAACATCCCGTAGGCATGGCCCGGTGCCAGTGGAATCACGTTGAACATCTCTGTTGCCGGGATACCTTCCAGTACAGGCCAGAAAGAGCCATCATCAAGCCCGAGATCGCGGCGTTCGGTTGCCAGCATGATGAGATCGGCATATTTCACGGGCGTACTCATAACTGGGGGTAATCCGTATTTCTCACGGATTACGGAGTCTATTTTTTCTTCCATTTGTTTATAGTCAGGAAGAAGGCGTTTCAGTGGTGCGGGAATGTCCTGGCAATACGCTTCTGTTGCATCATGCATTAACGCTTCAAAAGCAAATTCCTGCGGCACCAGCTGGCTGCAAAGAACCGCATGTTGGGCGACGCTGTAGAAGTGCGAAAGATGACCGGCAAAGCGACAGATATTTGAAAGGGAAACCGCGATATCGTTAATATCGATGTCGTCTTTATTTATCCTGTCATAATAAAAATGCTTCCCGGAAAAAGTTTTAATAAATGACATTTTGTTCTCCACGTATATGCGCTGCACCGCGCTGAATTCTGGTAAAAAGAATCCCTCACCATCCGGCGATTATTGAGTAAATTACGTTTCCATAAATGCCCCCGCAGGGGCATTTGCAGTAATGAAATCAGGCGGTGAAAGTACCAATAAAGGTTTCTACTTTGCTGTCCTTGAATTTCTCAACAAGCAGATCACGAAATTCGTTAGCCATTTCTTCCTGCACCGCTTCCAGCTGAATAATGCGCAGAACCAGTACAGGACGATCGCCAGTGATAATGCTGAGGCGTAATTTAAACGGACGTTCTTTCAGACCTTCAAACGGAACGCATTTAAATTCAAATGCCACTGGCATAATGTCTTTGGTCTTCGCTTCGACAGATTCCATCAGGGAGCGTTTGCCGCTGAAGTCATTATCTTCAAAATCAGCGGTCTGGTTTGCTTCAATCGTGATTTTACGGATTGCCGCAGCCGCTTTTGTTGCCTGAATGGCGTCACCATTAGCATCAAAGCCCACAAGGTTGTCGGCCCAGTCTTCAATCCATTCTGCCAGTGATTTCTGGGAGTTACGCTCGCCGTTAACAGACAACAGGGCAGAGAACGGTGCTGTCTTTTTCAGTTTGAGAGTGGCGGTGTTATCTGCGTGACCTGGTTCATCAATAGTACCCAGGTTAAGCACACTGACGGCACGCATATTATCAGCATCGATAAAGCAGCGGGTGCCTTCATCTGCAAGATCTTTAGAATAACGGGTAAAGTCATCGATGCTGGCAGTGGAAAGCGCACCACGGAAACGGAAGCGATTTAAATTAAATTTTTCCAGATCATGAATGCGGAAATTCTCAGGCAATGCCACAGCATCGGCACCAATCTTACTGATAATTTCATTAACACCCTGAGCAGAAATAAGGGCATGGATTTGATTAATTGCGGTTGCGTCTAAGTTCTGAGACATAATAAGTCCTCACTATATTAAGATATTCAGTGATGAGATAAATAATTAGTTAATTAAGAATGATATTAATGACCTGCTGCGCGGAGTTTTCCGTCAGGCTCACCGGCAAGAGTCAGTAATTGTCCCTGGTCTTCCTGCAGAATAGTCAGGCGACCACCGCGATTGACATACATCGGCGTTTCGGTGGTGTCTTCTTCGGAAATTTTCCCACGGTTAGTCGGGCGAACATATGAGAGTTTGTGTTTGATTTTCACACGGTTCTCATCAAATGGTTCGATTTCCAGGTTGAGTGAGACCTTACCTTTGGTTTTCGTGTTCATCACACCGGAAGCGACTTCACTGAGAACTGCGCCGATTTTGGTTTCAAATACGCCGCCGTCCAGCTCCCCGATAAATGCCTGCACATCAGTACTGCGTTCGCTAGCCATTTTGCTGCTCCTCATCATATCGACCCTGCAAGGCCGATTAGTTTCTCCACAAAACAGAGAAGAACACCTGCGGTGGCAGCCGCCCGGATGGATTGGGTTATGAGCCCGTCGTCCGGTGATGCTCTTCTCTGTTTTGTAAAAAGGACGGTACCAGCCGGAAGCAAGGGTACAAACTGGTACCGCCAGGACTACACACAGCATAAAGTTGTGGTGCCGGGTGCCTCCCGGTGCCTGGCGAAGGTTGCACACCAGACGGGTGGGTATCCACAGAAGGTCGACTGTCAGCCTCAACCTTAACCCGCGTGCGCTGAGCCGCATTCACCACAACGCTAAGGATTCTCTTTGGTTGAAAATACTTAGCTGTTATGTGCCTGTCTTTTCACCACTTCAGGCTCGGTGGTATCCTTTTAAGCCCGTATACATAAAAGGAAAATCAAATGACTTTTGATGAAAAAGAACTTGATAATGCAATTAATAAAATCATCGTAACGTCGCTCTTTTCCTGTCTCAGCGACACTCAGCAAAAACAGTTCTACGAATCGGCTTTCAACATGATCGAGCGTTGTTGTTTCTGCGATGCCGACGAGTTACCTGAAAAAATCAGGAAACAGTTGGCTGATGCTCTTCGAGTGCGACTTTCTGACCAATTTTCTGAAATGTACTCTCCGAATTTGGACAAATAGAAAAAGGCCATTTCCATTCAGGGTCTGATGGAAAGACTTCAGCCTGTTCTAAAGCACGGCGTAAAGAGAACACAACTCCAGCCATAATCTGATGTTTTCCATTGGTCCAGCTATCGCCGCTCTGATCTACAGGAGCGGCTATGTCGTATGACCAAACGACTTCACCACTATTGTTTAAAATCTGGACTTTCATTTTGTTCTTTAACCTCCAGATTTCCGCGCATCTAAAGGCGCATTCTCATTTGGTGTGAACTGAATAGTTGTGCTGATATTGATTAATGCCCCGACACACAAGACTACGCACTCAGAGCAGATAGCAACTTCATCTTTTCCGCCTTTGGCGATGATTTTTTTTGCCTGCAGCTCGTTTGCGCCACAAAACGAGCATGTGAAATAACGGTTCATTTGCGCTCTCTTACACATAGTATTTAACGAATCATCCGGTCATTCATACGCCACCGGCGGCTACTTCGTGGGCGTCCTGCCTGTTCGTTGTTTTAACACCTTTAAGTTGTAATTTAGTTGTGGTTTTGAATGTTGTCAACAACTTTATGTGGTTTGAACGAGTAGCCAAGGAGTGCAAGGATTATCAAAAAAAGGAGGTTGTATGGAAGACGCGCTTTACGCTTTTAATTACACACAGAACCGGGACAAGTTATTTGCTAACTTGATTAGCATCATTGATGGAATCATTGCAGATGGAGTTGTCCGTGAAGAGGAGGTTCTTTACTTAGATACATGGTTACTTGAAGCAAAGCAGATTATCAATAATGGAGTTATAAAAAGTCTATCAGCACGGGTGTCGGATATTCTTGCGGATGGAATAATCACATCAGAAGAACGTGATGACCTTAAAAATAGCCTTCTCCAAATACAGAGGGAAATTCTTGATATCCCTGAAATTGATTTTTACTCCAAGGATGTAGATGTCCATTTACTTAATGGACTATGTAAAGGATTAATTGCTGATCGGAACTTAACTCAAGAAGAAATAAGATATCTTAATTGGTGGCTTGAGCAAAATGGAGCTTTGAAGAACAACTACCCAGGAAAAAAACTTTATGCACTTGTAAAGGAAATTCTTAAAGATGGTGTTATTACTGAAGATGAGAGTTTAACTCTACATAAGGCATTAGTAGACTTCACAGGATGTGACTTGGAAAGTGGGGTGGTGGATGGTTTGGCGACCAGGCTGCCTATTGATGTAGGGGCTTCGATAGAGTTAGAGGGTAAAACCTATTGTCTTACAGGCACTTTTGTTGCAGGAAAGAGAGCCGTAGTTGAAAATTTGATTAAAAATGCTGGTGGGAACATCAGTAGTGGAATTACTCAAAAGTTGGATTTTTTAGTAATTGGGACGCTTTCCTCCCGTGATTGGAAATTCTCAAGTCACGGAAGGAAGATCGAAAAGGCTATATCTTATAGGGATGATAATGGTGCAAAACTTAAAATTATTTCTGAAGAAATGCTTTTCGATGCATTACCAAGTTCGCGATGACCAGAATACCCTACCTATCACATGAATTCTGGCTCGTCTATCTTCAAAGGTGAGTATTTCATCTGGGTACTCATCTTTGTTGAAGCTTCTAAGAATCAAGCCACCGTCAGGTAAGTTGATAAGTATTTTAACCCTTAGCAATACACCATCTCGTACGGCATAAAGATCGCCATCACGAATAGGAACGGTTTGAGAAATATCAACGGCAACAAGATCTCCATTATTGAGAACCGGTAATAAACTGTTCCCCCATATTTTTACGATCTTGGCATTAGATGCACATACGCCAGATTTTCTCAAATCTGCTCTTCTTAACGGAAACCAGTCAATAGCTGATTCAACTATTTCAGCCAGACATCCGTTACCTGCCGATAACTCGACATCTAAAACAGGAATGTTTACGAAAATATCGGGGTCTAATGCGGTGCTTTCTGCTTCTTTTACAACAAGATCAGGTATGGATGCGTTGTCTTCAATACCAAGTTGTAACCACTTTTGTGATACACCTAAAACTTTTGCAATTTCTTTAATTTTGCGCGGTTGTAGAGTTTCGCCATTCTCTATTTTGGCTACAGATTGTTGTGAAAGTCCAATTTTTTCAGCTAGTTGAGCTTGGCTCATGCCAGCTTTCTCTCTACCTATCTTTAATCGTTCTGCCAGTGTTTTCACAACATATCCCTCTCTTTTTTGATGAGGTTACAACTTTATGTTTTAGCTTTCCAACACCTAAAAGTTGTGATAAAAGTTGTTAATGTTGTATTCTTGCAACTCGTAACAACTTAACTACCTAAAAAGGAGAAAGCTATGACACCTGAGCAATTAGCCTTATCGGAGGCAATCGCTCTGGCTGGTGGTCAATCAGAATTGGCTCGGAAGCTCACAGCCAGCAGCGGTCATTTAGTAAAGCAACAACATGTCTGGAACTGGTTGAACAGAGAAAAGCGTCCCCCTGCAAAGCTCTCGATATTCATTGAAAAGACCACTGGCATATCAAAAGAAAAATTACGTCCAGATATTTTTCAAAAGATTAAAGATTCATCAGATGAAAAGTAACCACAGTTTTAAGGAGATAGCCGTGGGTAAGCATCACTGGAAAGTAGAAAAACAGCCTAAGTGGTACGTGAAAGCTGTCAGAAAAACTATCGCAGCGTTGCCGGGGGGTTACGCTGAAGCTGCTGACTGGCTGGATGTAACAGAGAGCGCATTATTTAACCGCCTTCGTGCCGATGGCGATCAGATTTTCCCGCTGGGATGGGCAATGGTTTTACAGCGTGCTGGTGGCACTCACTTCATTGCTGATGCTGTGGCGCAGTCTGCAAATGGCGTATTTGTGTCTCTTCCTGACGTCGAGGATGTGGACAACGCCGATATTAACCAGCGTCTGCTGGAAGTCATTGAACAGATCGGCAGTTATTCAAAACAGATTCGTTCAGCAATCGAAGACGGTGTAGTGGAACCGCATGAGAAAACAGCAATTAACGACGAGCTATATCTCTCAATTTCGAAGCTGCAGGAGCATGCAGCACTGGTCTACAAAATCTTTTGCATTTCAGAAAGTAATGACGCCCGCGAGTGTGCAGCTCCGGGCGCCGTGGCGTGTCGTGACTGTGGAGAAACTAACGCATGAACAGTTTAACAACACACTACCGTCGCTCGCAACTGATTGCGCTTCCTGTACCGGGTGGAAAAGCGAAGGTGGAGTATTGCTATGCAGTAAATGTACCAGGTGACAGGGAAATTGTAACCCACAGCTTTGCAGAGTGGGCTGTGGGTGATTTCAACCGGCAGAAGGAGACAGTCCTTTGCGACAAGTTAACCGCTGGTTCAAAGATCACTACGGAGTGCCCGTCAGAGTCATTCGTTGGGAACCGGAAACACAACGGGTTATCTACCTCCGCGAAGGCTATGAGCATGAGTGCTTCAGTCCGCTCGAACAGTTTCGTCGTAAATTCAGGGAAATAGAGGTCGGTCATGAGCACTAAATTAACCGGCTATGTATGGGATGGTTGCGCAGCGTCAGGCATGAAATTATCCAGCGTGGCAATTATGGCCCGCCTGGCTGATTTCAGTAATGACGAAGGTGTGTGCTGGCCATCAATTGAAACCATTGCCCGTCAGATTGGCGCGGGGATGAGTACCGTCAGAACGGCTATCGCACGGCTGGAAGCAGAAGGCTGGTTAACGCGTAAGGCGCGTCGCCAGGGTAACCGCAATGCGTCGAATGTTTATCAGCTTAACGTTGCGAAGCTTCAGGCAGCGGCATTTTCTCAACTGTCAGATTCTGACCCGTCAAAATCTGACGCATCAAAATCTGACCCGTCAAAATTTGATGCGTCGAAATCTGGCAAAAAAGCGGGTTTTCACCCGTCAGAATCTGGCGGGGATCCGTCAGTAAAATCAAAACATGATCCGTCAGATAAAAAACCTTCTCGTCCGGACGCTTCGCAACCGGACACGCAGACGGATGAACAGGATTTTTTAACTCGCCATCCTGATGCGGTTGTATTCAGCCCTAAAAAGCGCCAGTGGGGGACGCAGGATGATTTGACCTGCGCACAGTGGCTCTGGAAAAAAATCATCGCCCTGTACGAGCTGGCTGCCGAATGTGACGGCGAGGTGGTTCGTCCCAAAGAACCGAACTGGACAGCCTGGGCAAACGAAATTCGCCTGATGTGTGTGCAGGATGGTCGTACTCACAAACAAATCTGCGAGATGTACAGCCGCGTCAGCCGCGATCCGTTCTGGTGCCGTAACGTGCTCAGCCCGTCGAAGCTGCGGGAAAAATGGGATGAGCTTTCCCTGCGCTTATCGCCGTCCGTAAGCACGTACACCGAAAAACGCGAAGACCCGTACTTCAAATCCAGTTACGACAACGTGGACTACAGCCAGATCCCGGCAGGATTCAGGGGGTGATCATGAGTCTGTTAAATGACGTTCAGAAATTCATTGAAGCCCATCCGGGGTGTACTTCCGGAGACATTGCGGATGCTTTTGCAGGTTACTCACGGCAGCGCGTTCTGCAGTCAGCAAGCAAGTTACGTCAGAGTGGGCGTGTGGCTCACCGTTGTGAAGGGGATACACGCAGACATTTCCCGCGCCTGACTGAGAGAGCGCAGGAGCCGGAACCACAACCAGTTCGTGAAACCAGACCTGTGCGCAATTTCTATGTCGGCACTAACGACACCCGGGTGATTTTGTGCCTGACCCGCCAGGCTGAAGAACTGGAGTCCAGGGGCTTATACCGTCGTGCTGCAACCGTGTGGATGGCGGCATTCCGTGAAAGCCACTCCCAGCCAGAACGAAACAATTTTCTGGTGCGTCGTGAGCGGTGCTTACGGAAAAGCAGCAAGCGCGCTGCATCGGGTGAAGAGTGGTATCTGTCAGGGAATTACGTGGGGGCTTAATGAGTAATAAATATTGCCAGGCGCTGGTGGAACTGCGGAACAAACCAGCCCATGAACTGAAGGAAGTGGGCGATCAGTGGCGCACGCCGGACAACATTTTCTGGGGAATTAACACCCTGTTTGGCCCGTTTGTTCTGGATCTGTTCACTGACGGTGATAACACCAAATGTGCTGCGTATTACACGGCGGAAGACAACGCGCTGGCGCATGACTGGTCAGAACGTCTTGCGGAGCTTAAAGGTGCTGCCTTTGGTAATCCCCCATACAGCCGCGCCAGTCAGCATGAGGGGCAATACATCACCGGCATGCGTTACATCATGAAACATGCCAGTGCCATGCGTGATAAGGGCGGGCGTTATGTTTTCCTGATCAAAGCTGCCACCAGCGAAGTGTGGTGGCCGGAAGATGCAGACCATATTGCTTTTATTCGCGGGCGTATTGGTTTTGAACTGCCTGTCTGGTTTATCCCGAAGGATGAGAAGCAGGTGCCGACAGGCGCTTTCTTCGCTGGTGCTATTGCTGTTTTCGATAAGACCTGGAAGGGATCGGCAATCAGCTATATCGGGCGCGATGAACTTGAGGCATGTGGTGAGGCCTTTCTGGCGCAGGTTCGCCAGCAGGCGGAAAAACTGGTCAGGGAGATGGCGGCATGACGACGTTAACTCAATGCCAGCAGCAGGTGCTGGATATGCTGATTTCTTATCAGAAAGAACGTGGCTTCCCGCCAACCAATCAGGAGGTGGCAACCATGCTGGGATACCGTTCAGTGAATGCAGCGGTGGAGCATCTTCGCGCACTGGAGAAAAAAGGCGTCATCACGATAAAGCGTGGCGTGGCCCGGGGCATCACGCTTCATACCGCGGTGAAGGACGACGACAGCGAGGCGGTCGGGATTATCCGCTCACTGCTTGCCGGTGAGGAAAACGCCAGGCTGCGTGCAACCCACTGGTTACATAAGAGGGGCCTGAAAGTATGAAGCTGATCCTGCCTTTCCCGCCCAGCGTGAACACGTACTGGCGACACCCCAACAAAGGGGCGTTTGCAGGTAAGAGCCTGATAAGCGCGGCGGGGCGAAAATTTCAGAGCGCGGCGTGCGCAGCAATAGTTGAACAGTTACGTCGTCTGCCGAAACCAACGTCGGCACCTGCTTCAGTGGAGATCGTGTTGTTTCCTCCGGATAACAGGATCCGCGATCTGGACAACTATAACAAGGCGTTGTTTGACGCCCTGACCCACGCGGGGGTGTGGGAAGACGACAGTCAGGTGAAAAGAATGCTGGTGGAGTGGGGACCGGTTATCCCGGAAGGGAAGGTCGAGATCACTATCAGTAAGTACGAGAAAACGGCGGGTGCAGCCGCCTGATCAAGAGGAGAAACGAAGTATGAATAATCTGATGGTCATTGATGGTATTGAAGTTCGTCGTGATGCTTATGGACGTTACAGCCTGAACGATCTGCATCGCGCAGCAGTAGCATCTGGTGCAAATGCCAGAACCAAGGAGCCAGGAAAGTTTCTTTCCAGCCAACAAACTGTTGAACTTGTTCATGAATTGACCAACACCCAGAATTTGGGTGTTGACCCGGTGAGTGTGATTCATGGGGGAAATGAACGGGGAACGTATGTCTGCAAAGAACTGGTGTATGCCTATGCAATGTGGATCAGCCCGTCATTCCATCTGAAGGTGATCCGTACTTTCGATATGGTAACCAGCGCACCTGAAAAATTATCCGGACAGGCTGCTGACAAGATGCAGGCTGGCGTGATTCTGCTGGACTTTATGCGCCGGGAGTTAAACCTGTCTAACTCATCTGTGCTTGGGGCCTGTCAGAAACTCCAGGAGGCTGTTGGCTTACCGAATCTGGCACCACGCTATGCCATTGATGCTCCTGCTGACGCGCCTGATGGCTCAAGTCGCCCTACGCTGTCGCTGAGTGCACTGCTGAAACAGTATGGTATCCGCCTGACGGCTAATCAGGCATATCACCAGATGGCGAAGCTGGGGATCGTTGAACAACGCGAACGATACAGCCGTACCGCGATTAACAACATCAAAAAATTCTGGTCGCTGACAGCGAAAGGCTGCATGTTCGGCAAGAACATCACCAGTCCCGCAAATCCGCGCGAGACGCAGCCGCACTTCTTCGAATCCCGATTCCCTGAGCTGTTAAAGCTGCTCGATACCGTTCATTGAGGTGACCGTGAGAGCACTACTGACCCCTGAAATTGCCCCGCGTATGGGGATCGTATTGTTCAGGCCAGGTTCAGAGCTGATGCCCCTGTTTATGCAGGGGCGTGTCCTGCTGGAGCCTGAGCCGGAACGTTATTCATCTTTCGCCAGTGGTGCCGTTCCGGCTGCATCACAACCGCTGGCGGATGATCCTGCCGTTCGGGCCGTGTTCCGCAATGAGGCAGTGATCCGTCGTGCTGGTGGCGTGGAATGTCTTGAAAGCTGGTTACTTCGTGAAAAAGGCTGCCAGTGGCCTCATTCCGACTGGCACAGCGAGAACATGACCACAATGCGACACGCTCCGGGCGCAATCCGTCTGTGCTGGCACTGCGATAACCAGCTGCGCGATCAGTTCACGGAACGGCTGGAATCAATGGCAACGGATAACTGTGCTCGCTGGGTGTTGTCTGTCGTGCGTCGGGATCTCGGTTTTGATGATAGTCACGTTATGACAATGCCGGAACTGTGCTGGTGGCTGGTTCGTAATGACCTGGCGGATGCCTTACCGGAAAGTGCAGCCCGTAAGGCTCTGAGATTACCGAAGCCTGTTGTGCCGTCTGTCACCCGGGAAAGTGACCTTGTGCCTTTGGTTCCTGCCACCAGCATCATCCAGGATAAAGCGAAAAAGGTGCTAGCGCTGAAAGTGGATCCGGAGTCGCCGGAGTCTTTTATGTTACGCCCGAAACGTCGCCGCTGGGTTAATGAAAAGTACACGCGCTGGGTTAAGACACAGCCGTGTGCATGTTGTGGAAAGCCTGCTGATGATCCCCACCACCTGATAGGCCACGGTCAGGGTGGAATGGGTACAAAAGCGCATGACCTCTTTGTGTTGCCTTTGTGCAGAAAGCATCACGACGAGCTGCATGCGGATACCGTGGCATTTGAAGAGAAGTATGGCTCCCAGCTGGAGCTGATATTTCGTTTTATCGATCGTGCGCTGGCAATAGGCGTACTGGCGTAAGTGGAGAATGCTAAATGATTAATCCTTCTGAAGTTGGCAAATCAGGTGAAATGGTTCGCCTTCGTACTCTGGAAAGTATCTGGATACAAGGCAAGTTGCGCATGTGGGGCCGCTGGTCTTATATCGGCGGTGGTAGTGGTGGAAACATGTTTAACCAGCTTCTGGCATCCGGGAAAATCACCAAGACAGCTATCAATGAAGCGCTACGCCGGATGAAGATAGCGGGTATCACCAAGCCTGAACTTGAAGCGTACCTGCGTGAAATTCTCAACAGCAAAAATAAAAGCGGCCTGGCGTTCTGTTCAGATGAAGAAGGGTTGTTAGTGGACGGTGTCATTGCTTCAGTACTGATGAATGATGACTACCGATCGCTCTATAGCGTGATTGTTGACCGGTATCGTCTTCGTAAGAGCAAGTTGCAGATGGCCAATGAACTGCAGGCTAAACATCCTGACTGGCCGCTGATCACCTGTCGTCGACGCATTGACACTTGGCTAAGTCTTGCAGAATCGATCCTGTACGCTCCAGTTTGTGACGCATTCGGCACAAATAGCGACAGATTTAAGTTGCAGAGTGAGCAAGAAAGTGCTTAAATTGTGGTAGGCTCGGGACGTTAAAGCGAACTGAGCAACACAACATTAAGAGCCCGCCATTGAGCGGGTTTTTTTGTTATGATTCCTCTGAAACTCAGGAGGCTTCATGACTTGGCAAAACGTACCGTACGCTTTCGAAAAAACTACTGGCGAGTTGACCTTGGTAATAGAAAAATTACCGCCAATTGAAATCAGTTCTTCCTTTCCTTTTGAAACACTCATTACTGCTCTTGCAGGCGTTATTGCCGCAGGAATAACTGGTTGGGTTGCATACAGGGCAATCAAAGAAAATTTTGCCTTAGCCACATTACAGGCTCACTTGAATACTAATAAAGAATTGGCGCAACAAATACGTTTTGCTGGCGCTGAGCATGTGACAGACGTAATTATGTTGGCCAGCACATTTGAGCAATGGCATCTGGTCGGAAATAAGAATATGGATATATTGGCTAAGGGTGTTTTCCCTGAGGAGATTCAAGTTCCAATAAAGGCCGCTGAAATAAGTAAAAATAAATTACTTCTATTAATAAGGCCTGATGAGGAAGGTTGTAAGTTGATAACCCTGACGGCAGATCTTCAAAAAGCGCTAAAAGTATGTTTTACAAAAGGGTATTTTACTCCGGAAGAAAAAAAGTCATTTATTGATGCACAAAACGCCTTTATTTTTGGGTGTCATGAGTATATCAATCAAAGTTTATCTTAAAAAAACTATACCTTACCAAGGCCGCCTTAATGCGGCCTTTTTTGTTTCCCCTCGTTCTGAGAGGACCAACAGCAATTAAGAGGGGGCTAAATGTCCGATCCGATTTCCGGTACTGGGCTGGCTGGTGGTGCCCTGACGGGTGCCAGTGTTTATGGACTGCTGACCGGAACTGATTACGGCGTTGTATTTGGCGCATTTGCAGGGGCTGTATTCTACATAGCAACAGCTGCAGATCTGAGTGCATCGCGCCGACTGGCATATTTTATCGTGTCATATATTGCCGGGATTCTTTGCTCTGGGTTGGTTGGCTCCAAGCTGGCGAACTTGACCGGATACAGTGATAAACCTCTGGATGCTATTGGTGCCGTAATCGTCTCTGCTTTAGCCGTTAAAATCCTGACGTTCCTGAATAATCAGGATATCGGCTCGCTGGTGGCGCTCATAACGCGCCGGGGAGGTTCAGGTGGAGCTAAATGACCCGACAGCAACTATAAATGCGCTGTTATGTGCTTGTGTTGTTATTACTCTGATGTTTTATCGTCGTGGTGATTCGCGGCATCGTCCTTGGGTTTCACGTTTAGCCTGGCTGATTACTGTTACATACAGTGCTGTTCCGTTGGCCTATCTCTGTGGGATTTATCCCCATTCCTCATGGCCCATTATCGTGGCGAACACTATTTTTCTTTCCGTGCTGGTGGCTGTCAGAGGCAACGTTGCACGTCTGGTTGATCATCTGAGGCACTAATGAACCAACAATTATTTCAAAAGGCGGCTGGTATTAGCGCCGGGCTGGCTGCGCGCTGGTTTCCGCACATTGATGCGGCGATGAAGGAATTCGGCATTACAGCACCAGCGGATCAGGCAATGTTTATCGCTCAGGTAGGCCATGAGTCGATGGGGTTTAGCGCCGTAGTTGAAAATCTTAACTACACACCATCTGCGCTTGTGGCGACGTTCGGAAAGAGGATCACACAGCAGCAGGCTGATGCCCTTGGCAGAACATCCGGACATGCAGCTCGTCAGGATGCTATTGCCAATCTGGTGTATAGCAACCGACTGGGTAACAAAGCACCAGGTGATGGCTGGAAATATCGTGGTAGAGGATTAATTCAAATCACTGGCCTCCATAATTATCGCATCTGTGGCGCGGCGCTGAAGTTAGATCTCGTGACTTCACCTGAACAACTGGAACAGGAACTACAGGCTGCGCGCTCAGCTGCATGGTTCTACACCTCTAAAGGTTGCATGATCTACGGTGCCGATATTAACCGTGTTACGCGCATCATTAACGGCGGTTTGAACGGTATTGAGGATCGTAAGGTCCGATACAACAAGGCGCGGGCGGCGCTGCTGGTATGAAGATGAGTTATTGGGCGCTCATTTTAACGTTTATTGCTTGTGTCGCTGGTGGTCTTGTCTGGTCAGCGAATCACTATCATGGAAAGTTTCTGGAGGAGCAGAAGCGTGCTGATGCTGCGGAACAGCGAGCTGATTCTACTGAGGCTATCACCGCGAATGTTCTGCGTACTATGGCAATAACGAACATCATTCAGGAGGCGAATCAACATGCAAAACAGCAGATCGCACTGGAGTCACAGAGAACCCAGGAAGATATCAAAGTGGCTGTTGCGGATGATGATTGTGCTTCACGTCCTGTGCCTGCTGCCGCTGCTGACCGGTTGCGGAAGTACGCGAACAGTTTACGTCCAGGTTCCGGTAGTTCCGTTACCAGCCAGCCTGACGGCTGAAACCCCTCAGCCTGATTTACCTGATCATTTTACGTGGGGCTCGAGCTTAGATCTGAATGTCGCCTTGTTGTCTGCATTGGCGCAGTGTAATACCGATAAAGCTGACATCAGAAGGATTGAAGTTGAGCGTGGTCACATCATGCAAAAAAAATGATGTTAACTTTGTTTTGTTCCTTGATTTGATATGTGATGGCCCAATAGATACAAAGCACCTGATTTTGGTGACTCTTTTAAAGGGCTTTGAACCGCCCCGGGTTTCCTGGAGAGTGTTTTATCTGTGAACTCAGGCTGCCAGATCATCGTTTCCGATGGAAGCATAATAAGCTTTTTCTGCTTCTGCCGGAGGAGTATGGCCCAGCCTTCCCAGCAATCGTCGATTGTTATACCAGTCCACCCACGTTAGTGTGGCCAGTTCCACTTCTGCACGGTTTTTCCAGCTCTTACGGTGTATTACCTCCGCTTTGTAAAGACCATTGATGCTCTCAGCCATCGCGTTGTCATACGAGTCGCCTGTACTCCCTGTTGATGCCAGTAATCC